CAACGCAAAGCGTAAGCGCATTGAAGCCGGTAGCGGCGAGAAGATGCGTAAGGTTGGAGCCAAGGGTGCTCCCACGGCTAAAGACTTCAAGGATGCGGCTAAGACCGCTAAGAAAGGTAAGAAAAATGGCTACTAAGAAGATGATCCCCATGAAAGAGTTTAAGCCCTGTCCTGGTTGTCCTACTCCGGCCAAGTGCAAGAAAGCCGGAAAGTGTTTAGCTAAGGCTAAGTAATGGCTACCAAAGACTCCCGGCTTACCCGTGCAGGCGTGAGTGGCTACAACAAGCCTAAGCGCACGCCAGACCATCCTACCAAGAGTCACGTTGTTGTGGCCAAGGAAGGAGACAAGGTTAAAACAATTCGTTTTGGGCAGCAGGGAGTTACTGGTTCTCCTGAAGGCTCTAAACGCAATGAGGCTTTCAAAGCTCGACACGCTGCTAACATTGCCAAGGGCAAGATGTCTGCGGCTTGGTGGGCCGACCAAGTGAAGTGGTAGTATGTATAAACGATATACAAAAAACTGCAGCGGTTGTGGCTCTGAACAGTCTTATGGACGGCTAGATCATTATAGGTCTGCCGTTCGCGGCGATTGGAAATGTAAATCTTGTTCAAATTCTTCAAATAATTTTAAAGGCCGTCTCGGGCCAATGCCTTACACTTGGTTTGAAACAAAACGTAAGGGCGGTTTACATCGTGGATTAGACTGGGAATTAGAACCACAAGACATTCTTGATTTTTACCAAAAACAAGAAGGTAAATGCGCTTTGACAGGCTGGGATATTGGATGGTCTGAAAAAGGACTAACAGCCACGGTTTCAATTGATCGTATTGATTCTAGCGAAGGCTATTTAAAAAGCAATGTGCAGCTTTTGCATAAAGATGTCAACATGGCTAAACAACAATATTCACAAGACTACTTTGTAGAAATGTGCAAAGCAGTTGCCAACAAGGAAAAGTGGTGATGGAATACGAAAAGCATAACGAAGAGTTTGAAGAGCCGACAGAGAACGAGAAAGAACTCACGGCTTGGATTACCGACCACATCATGCGATGGCGTGACCATCGTGATGCCAACTACCTAGATTCTTGGCTTGAGTATGAGCGTATCTTTCGTGGGCAGTGGGATTCAAATGATCGCACTCGTGATTCGGAACGCTCTCGCATCATCAGTCCAGCCACCCAGCAAGCGGTAGAGACTCGTCACGCTGAGATTGTCGAGGCTATCTTTGGTAACGGTGACTTCTTTGACATCGAAGACGATGTTCGTGACGTTGATGGCTCACCGCTGGACATTGAAGCCCTGCGTAAGCAGTTGATGGAGGACTTCAAAAAAGATAAGATCAAGAAATCTGTCGATCACATTGAACTTATGGCAGAAATCTACGGCACCGGCATTGGTGAAATCGTGGTCAAGTCTGAGATGGAGTATATTCCTGCAACTCAGGCCATTCCCGGTGTCACGGATGCGGCTGCTATCGGTGTTCAAGAGCAAGAGCGTGTAGCTATCAAGCTCAAGCCGGTCAATCCCAAGAACTTCCTGATTGATCCGAACGCTGAAAGCATCGAAGATGCACTTGGTGTGGCTATTGAGAAGTATGTCTCTGTCCACAAGATCGTCGAAGGTATCGAAAACGGTATCTACAAGAAGGTAGACATCACCACCGGATACGAAGATCAGGAGCTTGAGCCTACTCAAGACCCAAAACAGTTCCAAGACGACAAGGTAAAGTTGGTCACCTACTACGGTTTGGTGCCTCGTGAGTACTTGTCTGAGAACGAAGATGAAGAATACGAAGAGATTTTCCCTGAAAACTCTGTCGGTGACAAGTATTGTAATCTGGTTGAAGCCATTGTCGTGATTGCCAACGACAGCATGCTGCTCAAAGCCGAAGAAAATCCTTACATGATGAAGGATCGGCCTGTGGTGGCTTACCAAGATGACACCGTTCCGGGCCGTTTCTGGGGCCGTGGCACGGTTGAAAAGGCTTACAACATGCAGAAGGCCATTGACGGGCAATTACGCGCCCATATGGACTCTCTGGCCCTTACAACGGCACCCATGATTGCGA